CGGTGGGCGAGCGACGGCGAGGAGGTGTCGGCCCTGCTTTTGGTTCTCGTGCCAGTACCTACGACACCGTGACGTAACGTAGATAGCGGTCGAGCGTTCGCCGGAGCAGGGACCGAGAACCGGCTCGTGTTGCCTTCGACGCGCATCGAACGAACGTTGCACCGGAAGACGCAGATTCGACGAAGATGCGCGCGACGACGACGCACTCAACATAATACACAGACGCGCGCGGTGGAAACAGACGACGCGATGCGCACAACAAACGCGCTCGATTCGGGCCGGCAAGACGCGCTCTGCGCTCGACGTGGAAATCGGTACTTGCTGTGTTCTTGATTAATTATCAATAGCATGCCTACCGAATTTAGGTGGTAAAGTTTTGCGAGTTTGCAAACGCCGCGCGTCGCCGGGTTCGGCGCTCGCGTCGCGTCGCTCGCTCTGCGCGTCTGAAATTATGGTGTTATGTGGGGACGGACGGGCCGGCATTTCGCCCGTTTTCCAATAGTCTGCTATGTACCGAGTACAGGCGGTAGTATTCGTATCGCGCGCTCTTTAACGTATTTATATTATCGCGGGCCCGTCTACCAGATAAATACGGTACATAGGACAGGTTTGGAAAATGGCCAAAATGCCGTCCCTGCCGTCCCCATAGAACACACACGAAAGCTCGCGTCCCGAGTGGCGCTTGGCCCTGGCGCAGAGCGTCCGTCGGTCGCGATATTCTCTGGTGATCGCGCGTCCCCACCCGAGTCCCAACCCCAACATACTTATGCAGCCTGTTTCGGATCATGCGATTGCTGCACACACGCTCCGGGCGTTGACGCAACGGCTCGATCAGCTCACGGCAACGCGTGTCCGCGTCTGGCTTGCGCTGCTGCGTCATCTTGGCGATGCGCGTCCGTTCGCCGAAGAGCGCTTCCCCGTGCGTGTGATCAAGGTCTGGCAGATCGCCGATGAGCTGCACAGTTCGCGCGATCAGGTCAGCCACGCACTTGACTGGCTCGTCGCCGAAGGCATCGTGCGCGAACACTCGCGAGATGCGCTCGGCCGTCGCAGCCTCAGCCTCCTCTTGACGTGAGCAGGCGCAAGATTCCGTTCTCGGCGCTCATGGACGACGCCGACTTGAAGCGCGGTGCTCGCCAGCGTCGAGGTGGACGTCCACAGTCTCGCAATCGGAAGGCGAAACCCCTCCTGGAGGCCCGGCAGAAAACTGCCTTGGAGCAGGCGCAAGATGCGGGGGAGGTGCGCAAGCCAAAGAAAGTTGTGCCAGAGGCGCAGCTGGTCGAGGGGATGGCCACCGTTGGCGCAACCAACGTCGAGATTGCGGACTTCCTCCTCATCAGCGAAGATCAGCTCACACGCAAGTACGCTGACATTCTGCAGAAGGCGCGCGCTGGGCGGAACGTGTTGCTGCGTAAGCTGCAGTGGCGCGCCGCGAAAGCTGGCAGCGCGGCGATGCTCATCTGGCTCGGCAAGCAGTACCTCGGACAGCGCGAGATTGCGAAGCTCGAGATTGACTGGGGGACGTTGACGGACGACGAGCTGCGCGAGATTGAGCAAGGCAAAATCCCCGACCGACTCCTGGCCAAGGCGAAACAGATCACATGAACGACATCCGGCAGTTCGCGCTCCCGCCCAATCGCTGCCCAGCCTGCGGTCGCGAGCTGTCGCGAGACGACCTCTATCCACTGGCTGCGCATCTCGAGCGTCGCGAGTGCCCAGCGTTTCGTCCCCGACGCCGATTCTTCATTTCCCTTTACCCCATTCTCCGATGGACCACACGCCGCTCACAGGTGTGATCACCCACAGCGCCTGCGCGGCGTGCTCGGTCGACGGGCCGCACGCGATGGCCGAGTGCGGAATGATGTTGCAGGAAGCTGTTCGCACGGCGTACGATACGCCCGTGACGCCACCAAAACCCCCAGCGCAGGAGTCCGCATGAGTTGGAATCGGAGTTTTAGTTCGAAGGGCGCGCTCATGAACAACCACGCGCCTATCATTGGTGACCTAACACCCGAGGTCGAGGAGCAGGTGAATCTCGCGACGCAAGCGGCGCAAAAGCTCGTACGCTCGGGCGCGTTCGGGAACCCCGAGGAGCGCGACTTCATCGTCTCGCTCAGCGGTCACGCGAATCCTGGGCACGCACCAGCGCCTGGCTACGCGAACGACTGCGTCACGATCAACGTCACGCAGAAGGTTGTCGAAGTTCCGCAGGAAGCGCCGCCAGCTGAGGCGACGAAGTTCGACAAGCGTCGTAAGGCGCAGGGTGAGGAGATCGAAGAGAAGGATCTTCCTCCTGAGCTGCAGAAGTAACCGCACATGACGTCGCCATCGCCCGCTCGCCGAATCCCCGGGCACAGACCTGTCAGAGCGGGCGCGATGTCGCCGCGCGAGGCGATGGCGTTCATGCGCTTCATTCGACACCCGACGCCGAAAGACGCAGTTCTACGTCGACTTCACCCCCGTTCCGGAGAGCACATGAAGCTGAGTGGCGTTGTGTCCGAGGCCGCGTCGTACGACGAAGGCAAGTACCACATCATCCGCGTCGATATCGCGAAGAGCGAAGGCGTGAAGGAAGGCGAGGTGCGCTTCACGTACGATGGTGAGCAGCAGTTCAGCGTTGGTCAGACCGTCAGCGTGACGGTCGCGTAGTTCCTATGCAGCTTCTCTCTCGCCTAGGGGGTCTGGCCCCGAGAACGGCAGTGCGTCTGGGCGCTGTCAGGCGAGGGAGCGCTGCTCCACGATGAGTACACTCTGGGTGCCATCCTGGGTGCGCAAACGCGCGCGTGCACAACGCGTCGCGAACGAACGTGCGCAACAGGATGGCGTCGAGTCGAAGGTCCCAGATAGCTTCGGCGCGTGGCTTGCCAGCGCGCGTCCTGAGTTTCGCTGGGATTACGCGCACTTCTTGGCGATGCAGTCGGTGCTCGATGATGTCACGCGCGGCGTCACGCGTCGTGTCTACTTCTCGATCCCGATTCGACACGGTAAGTCCGAGCACAACACGATCAGCTACGCGGTCTATCGGCTCGAGAAGAATCCGAAGCTCCGCATCCTGCTCGGCTCGTACAACCAGCGCCAGGCGAACAAATTCTCACGCGACATCCGCCGTCTCGCGCGCGCACGCGGGATCGCGCTCTCGAATGAGCGTGATGCGGCGGAGGAATGGGAGACCGAGGCAGGCGGTGGCGTTCGCGCGATTGGCGCTGGGGGCGGTACAGCGTCAGTCAACGCAGACCTCATCCTCATCGACGATCCGATTGGCTCGCGCAAAGACGCTGAGAGCGTCGCGCTCCGTGATGAGGTCTGGGATTGGCTGACCAACGACATGCTCGGCCGCGCCGAGAGCCATACCGCCGTGCTAATGACGATGTCGCGCTGGCATACGGGCGACCCCGCTGGCCGGCTGCTCGATACGCAGGCCGGTCGCTGGCGCGTCCTCGATCTGCCGGGCCGCGCGCTCGCGAACGATCCGCTTGGCCGCACCGAAGGCACACCGCTCTGGCCCGAGTTGCGCGGTGAAGAGTGGCTCGACGAGAAAGAGGCCGAGCTGCTCTCGTACGGCTTCGCGTCGCTCATTCAAGGCCGTCCGCGTCCACGCGAAGGCGGGATGTTCAAGTACAACGACTGGCAGCTGCTCGAGATTGTCCCGGCGAACCTCGGGCGCATCGTGCGCTACTGGGATTTCGCTGGAACTGCGAAGAAGCAGAAGAAGTCGCACGATCCGGACTACACGGCGGGCGTGTTGATGGCGAAATTCAAAGAACATGAGCGCATCATCCTCGACGTCGCGCGCTTTCGCATGGACGTCACCGCGCGCGACGACACGATCATCGAAGTCGCGAAGCGCGATGTCGCGATGCGGCGCCAGGGGAAGAACGTCGCCTGGTGGTTCGAGACCGAGGCCGGCATCGCAGGCTCGGATCGCACGCGGGCGTTGATGAAGCGCGTCCAGGCGCTCGGGCTCCCCGTGTACACCGAGCATCCGACCGGCGACAAGGTCCTGCGCGCAGAGCCCCTCGCATCGAAGGTCGGCGCGCACAACGTCTGGCTCGGACCAGGCGAGTGGCGCACCGAGCTGCGCAACGAAGGCGCAGATTTTCCAACGGGCAATCACGACGATCAGATTGACGCTGCTGCTGGTGCTGACGCGAAGATCGACGATCTGCGCGGCGTATCGGGCACGGGCGAGTTCGCGGTAGGCTAACCCCAAAGCGAGACGAACGATGGCTGACACTGAGAAGATGATCAAAGACCTCCCGCGTGGTTCACCGCGTCGCCCGGATTACGAGCGCGGCGAATACAAGACGCAGGAGGAGAGTCGCCAGCTCTGCAACGCGCTCGCGGCTGGGACGGAGAAGATTCAGGAAGGCGGCGAGAAGTACAACCCGAAGTGGCCCGCTGAGAAGTACGCGCACTACGAGATTCGGCGCAAGATTGCACAAGTCGCGCGCTACTACCGACGCACCGTCCAGGCGGCGGTTGGTCTCATCTTCTATACGCCGCCGATGCTCGAGGACGAGGCGAACGAGGTTCTCGTCGAAGACGCGAAGGACATCGACGGACGCGGGATGAGCTTCGAGGTGTTCGCCAAGCAGCTCGCGACGAGTGCGATGCACGGTGGATTCGTTGGCATTCTCGTCGATATGCCCACGGTGCCCGAAGGTCTCGAGCTATCGCTGGCCGACGAACAGGCGCTTGGGTTGCGACCGCACTGGATTAAGTACGACGCGTCGGACATCCTCTCGTGGATCGTCGAGCTGCCGGACTTCGAGAAGATGCTCACCGCGTACAAAGCTGGTGAGCTATCAGCCGAGGAAGCAAAGTCGTATGCGAAGAGCGCGATCTTGCGGCAGGTCGTCCTCCACGAGGAAGGAGAGTCGCCCATTGACGCGTACGGTGCGACGTGCGTCCATCGCTATCGCGTCCTGCGGCTCGAGGACGACGGCGTGCACTACACCGTCTGGGAGCGTCGCTCGACGGCGATCAGTGCGGATCCGAACTACCGTCCGGTGCCGAGCCAGGCGGGGAAGACCATCGAGGCCGTCGTTGGCGGCGAGTACTTCGTCCAGCTCAGCACGGGCGTCATGTATCAGTCGGGCCACGTCCCATTCCGCGAGATTCCACTCGCCGTTGCGTACGCCGGCGACAAAGACGCTGACTTCGTTGCTGAGCCGCCGCTGCTCGGACTTGCCCAGCTGAACCTCGATCATTACATCATCACGTCGGATCGTCGCTACTTGCTGCGTCTCTGCCATGCCCCGACGCTCACGCTCATCGGCTACGAGGGCGACGTTGGCGGCGAGAAGGACGACGCCGGCACTGGGCAGAAGGTGACTGGGCCGATGAAGGTCGGGCCGAACACGGTCATCACGTTGCCCAT